CAGACACAAACTTTTTTGCGAGTTTCCGAAAACTTTTTTTCTGAGGAAGGTTTCTGAGCAAGGTCATGGGAAGACGCGGTCCAAAACCACAACCAGCGGCGATCCGGCAACAGAAGTCAGCGGTGCGTTCGAAGCAACGCACGCCGGCTGCGGCCGGTGCAACGGCGTCGTCCGCCGACGCGGTCGATCCGCCGGCGTGGCTCGTCAAAGATGGGTTGAAAATCTGGCACCGGCTGGCACCGACATTGCGCCACGCCAAGTTGCTCACGCGCGCCGACGTCGAGACGTTCGCGCGCTACTGCCGCAACTTCGCGCGCTGGCTGAAGATGCAACACACCCTGGATACCGAGGGTGAGACCTACGAGACGGAAACCTACGGCAGCGCGCCTGACTCCACCGACGGTGCGCCGCCGCGCGTCGCGGCGAAACTCAAGCGCGCGCATCCCGCATTCCTGATCTCCGACCGCCTCGAGCGTCAGTTGCTGGCCGCGGAAGACCGCTTCGGGCTAAACCCCGCGGAACGCCAGCGCATCTTCGCTGCTCGCGCACAGACCGGCGCTACCGGCGATCTGTTCTCACCCATGAAGGAAGGCGAGCGCCGGCCCGGCGACCCAGCCGCGCAAGCCATATCGCCCGCCGAGCCAATCGAATCGCCGGTTGGCCTGTTGAACTGACACCCGTGTGAATGTGATGAAAGAGCAGGCGCCGGCGCGTCCGTCCGCGCTGCGGAATTATCCGAACGCGACATGGGACGGGAAGGTCTGGCGTGACGGTGTCTATTGGTACGAAGAGCACACTGCCGACAAGGCAGCGTCGTTCTTCCCTAATCATTTGGTGTTTACCGAAGGCGAATGGGCGGGCCGCCCGTTCGTATTAGAGGATTGGGAAGAACACGACATCGTCCGGCCGCTGTTCGGATGGAAGCGTGCGGACGGAACCCGGCGCTATCGCCGGGCCTTTGTCTGGATAGCGAGGAAGAACGGTAAGACCGAACTGGCCGCCGGCATCTCACTGTTGATTCTGATGGGCGATGCAGAACTCGGCGGACAAGTGTTTTCGATCGCGTCTGAAAAAGAACAAGCGTCGATCGTCTTCAAAAAAGCGAGCAACATGGCGGTGAGGTCGCCGACGCTCGCCAGCCGGCTCGAATGTTTGAAGGAGTCGATTTACTCCCCGGCACTCAATGCGTCGTTCCGGCCGTTGTCCGGCAAGCCCAAGGGTAAGCATGGTTTGAACATGTCCGGGCTCGTCGGCGACGAGCTGCACGAATGGCCGGATGGGGACTTGTATCAGTTTGTGCATGACTCGGCCGGCGCGCGCCGCCAACCACTTGAATTCATGATTTCGACCGCCGGCCAAAAAGGTTCGCACGGCGAAGAAATTTTCAAGGAATGTCAGGCGATCGTCAACGGCGAACTGGACGACCCGGAAACGATGGTGGTCATCTATGCGCCGGGTTTGGACGACGACTGGACGCTGGAATCGACGTGGCGCAAGGCCAACCCGAACTACGGCAAGACCGTCAAGGTCGAGCCGTTCGTCGCCGACTTCAACCGCGCGCGGCAATTGCCGCGGCTGGAAAACGATTTCAAGCGCTATCGCCTCAACATCTGGACCGACCAGGCCGTCAGGTGGTTGCCGATCGATGCCGCTTACGACGACGGGCGCCGCTACGGCTGGGATCACTGCATCGGGCCGATCGACTGGAAGGGATTGGAAGCGGCGCTGAAAGGCAAAACATGTTTCGGCGGGCTCGATCTGTCGTCGACATCCGATCTTTCGGCGCTGGCATGGTGGTTTCCGATTCAGGACGGACTACCAATCCCCGCCGCGCTGGCGCGGTTCTTCAAGCCGGCAGAATTGCTCAAGGCCCATGCCCGGCGCGATCGATTGCCGTATGAGCGCTGGCACAAAGAGAACGCGTTGATTGTCACCGATGGCGACGTTATCGACTACGCCGTCATTCGCGAACAAATCTACCGGGATGCTGACGCGTTTAAGATTGCGCACATCGGCAATCGGGAACGTAAGCCAGACGAAGGCGGTCTGGCGATCGACCGCTGGAACGCGACCGAGACGGCAGTGAAGTTGCGCGACGAGGGGCTGCCTGTGGTTCTGTTTAAGCAGGACTACGGCTCGATGAATGCCCCTTCAAAAGAGTTGGAGAGGCTTTGTCTATGCAACGGGTTTCACCACGGCGGCCATCCGATCTTGCGCGAACACGCCAAGGCGGTCGCAGTGAAGATGAGCGCGGATGGTGCGTTCATTCGCCCGGTCAAACAGAATCCGACCGGACGTATTGACGGGATTCCGGCGCTGGTGAATGCGCTGGGCATCGCGGCGAAGGGCGTGGGGGCTGCGATCGTATCCCCATGGGAAGACCCCAATTTCAGGATTTCGGGAGCCGCATGATGTGGCCGTTTGAAAGTAAACGTTCCACCTTGGAGCGCGGCGTTGGCCGTGTGTTTCTCTCCAATATGGAGTCGCGCTCGGCGATTGAAAATCCGAAGGTTTCACTTTCGAACGCTCGCTCGCTCGCGGAATTATTCGGGGTTGTCGATGACACTGTGGATGTCGCGGTCACGACGCAGTCGGCACTCGGGTGCCCGCCGGTCTGGTGTGCGGTCAATTTCATTTCCGGCACGTTCGCGGCGCTGCCGGCACCGGTCTACAAGCGAACCAACGACGGCCGCGATAAGGATGATAAGCATCCGGTCTATTGGCTTCTCCACGATTGGGTGAACGACGATTATCTGACGTCGTTTGCTTGGCGAAAACTATCGATGCAGAACGTACTTCTGCACGGCCGTTCCTTCACCTTTATCGAAGGAAAGAAGCGGGGCAAGATCACAAATCTATGGCCGCTTGATCCGCACAACGTCACGGTTGAGCGTGTCAACGGTCGTCGGCAGTATCGATACCGCGATGGAAGCAAGGAGTTTGTGTACAGTGTAGATGAGATCATCGACGTGCCGTTCATGATGCAAGCCGATAATCTCTCTTCGTTCGATCCAATTTCTACGCTGAAGCGTTCGCTCCAACTGACGATTGCGTTGGAGCGCTATGCATCTCGGGCGTTTCAACGCGGCGGCGTTCCACCCTTGGCCTTGCAGATGCCGCCTGGGTCGAGTTCGGAGTCCCATAATCGAGCGGCGGCGGATATACAGCGCTCGATCGAGGCTGGCGCCGGAGAACGAAAACTTATCCTGCCGATGCCGGACGGACACCGTCTCGACAAGATCGCTTTCAATGCGCAGGAAAACCAACTCACCGAAGCGCGCAAACATCAATTGCGCGAGGTGGCCCGCATGTATGGGCTCCCGCCGGTGTTCCTGCAGGATTTGGAATTTGGCACGTTTTCCAATACCGAGCAGCAAGACCTGATCTTGGTCAAGCACACACTGTCCCAATGGCTCAAGTGCTGGGAACAGGAATTGAACGCCAAGTTATTTGGCGCGCGCTCCAAGAGTTTTGTGGAATTCAATGTCGACGGGCTGCTGCGCGGAGATTTCAAGACGCGCATGGAAGGCTTGTCAAAGGGTATCCAGAATTCATTGCTGACTCCGAATGAAGGTCGCGATCTTCTAAACCGGCCGCGCAGCACTCAGCCTGACGCCGACGTACTTCATATTCAAGGGGCCACGGTGCCGCTTGGCAAGCAGGCGCAAGCCGGAAAGCCGGACGCTCCCACTGAGAACGAAGAGACGGAACCACAAACATGAAGATCGAACGCCGCGCTTCGCTCCCGATTGAGGTTCGCAAGGAAGGTAACGTCGTCCGTGTCCGCGGACACGCGGCTGTGTTCAACGAGGTTGCCGACATCGGTGGATTTTTTCGCGAAAAGATCATGCCTGGCGCATTCGCGCGGGCGATCAAAGAAGACGATGTTCCATTTCTGATCGAACATAAGGATCTTCCACTGGCGCGCAACACGTCCGGGACGCTGATGCTCTCGGAAGACGATCGTGGTCTGCTGGTGGAGTCACAATTGGACGGTGCCGATCCCGATGTCATGCGGATTGTCCCAAAGATGGAGCGCGGCGATCTCAGTAAAATGTCCTTTGCGTTTCGGGCCACACGGCAGGAATGGGATGAAACCGATCCACAGAATCCGTTGAGGATGATCCACGAGGCTCAACTATTCGACGTGTCGATCGTGACAATGCCGGCTTACGACGGCACCGACATCGGATTGCGCTCGTTGCAGGATTGGCGCACGGCGCGCGATACCGCGCAGCGTCGGCAGAATTTTTATGCCGCGGCCCAGCGTGTTCGGCTGACTCGCTCGCTCGATCTTCGTCAACGCAAAGTCTGAGTTTACCCGAACCATAAATCCGTTCGGAGACCGGCGCTTTTTCGCGCCCAGCCGCCATATGGGCGGCTTGCTGAAAAAAGCCCTTTGGCAAGGCCACTCGGCACGTCGCGACGACGTGCCATTGTTTAATGGAGCCAGATATGACGCTCAAGGAACTTCGCGAGAAACAGCAAAAGCTCGTCGCCGACGCGCGCGCCAAGCTGGAAGAAATCAAGGACGACACCACGGCGGAACGCGCCAAGGAAATCGAGACGGAATACGACGCGATGATGGCCGAGTATGATCGGCTGGACGCGCGCGCGACACGCGAGGAAGGTCTTGCCAAGCGGCAATCCAATCTCGATGCCGCCGATGAACGCCGGCCGCTCGGGGAAGATCGCGTCGCGCCGGGCGCCGGCGGTGAGCAGCGCGGCGAGAATGAAGAAACCGCCGAACAGCGCGCGGCGGCGTATCGGAAGGCGTTCGTCAGTTATCTCCGGTACGGCAAGGAAGGTCTGTCGGCGGACGAACGGAAGGTGTTGGCCAAGCGCATCGACGCGGTCCGCTCGCTGGTCGGCGATGCGGAAGCGCGTGCGCAGGGCATCAGCACGGGCGCCATTGGCGCCGCGCTGGTTGCGGAAGGGTTCATGTCGGAATTGGTCAAGTCGCTCAAGATGTGGGGTCCGATGCTCGATCCCGGCGTCACGCGGCGCCTCAATACCGCGACCGGCGCGTCGATTCCCTGGCCGACCATGGACGACACCAGCAACGAAGGCGCCCTGATCGCCGAGAATACGCAAGTGTCTCTCGCCGAAATCACCTTCGGCACCAAGGTTCTCGATGCCTTCAAATACACTTCTGGTGTTGTGCTTGTGGCCTCGGAGCTTCTGCAAGACCAGGCGATCGATACGGAGGCTATCGTGCGCGATGCCATGGCCGAACGTGTTGCCCGCATCGCCAATCGTCACGCGACGGTCGGCACCGGCTCTGGTCAGCCGAACGGTATCGTCACCGCGTCCAGTCTCGGCAAGACCGCGGCCGGCGCTACGGCGTTGAACTTCGACGAGATCATCGATCTGGAACACTCGGTCGACCCGTCTTATCGCGGTGCGCCGACGTGCCGGTTCATGTTCCACGACGAAACGTTGAAGGCCATCCGAAAGCTCAAGGATGGCGAAGGCCGGTACATCTGGCAGCCGGCCGATCTGAAGGCCGGTCTGGCGTCGAACATCGACGGCTACCCGTTTTCGATCAATCAGGCGATGGAACCTCTCAACGCCTCCGCGACCGGGAAAAAGACGGTGCTGTTCGGCGACTTCAACAAGTATGTCGTCCGCATGGTGCTTCAGTTCGCCATCCGGCGCCTGGAGGAACGTTACGCGGACTACGATCAGACCGGCTTCATCGGTTTCACCCGCCTCGACGGCGAGCTGCTCGATGCTGCCGCCGTCAAACATCTGATCCAGGCTTAATCGCCGGTCATCTGAAACCGAACGTACAGGATCGGGCGCGCGCAAGCGCGTCCGAATAAAACATGCGGGTCAAACTTCTCACTACGCGGGCGGATCGGCGGCGGCGGTTTGAGATCGG